TATATATAAATATATTATATATGGGGGCTATATATATAAAAGCCCTGGTCACAGGGCTATTTAGCAGATATAACAGGAATTTTTTGGGTGAGTATAGTAATAATATAGGCGACATATTTAACAATGCCAGGGTCAAAAGTTCCCTGACGGGCAACTAATGCCGACCCTAGACCTTTACCTTAGAGTTAGACATTTCTTTTGCCTATGTTTATTAACGATTTGATTATTAAATGTCGACATTTCAGAGCAACTAAAGAACTTAAACTCTTTTGATTCTTGGCTGACTATCTGCCTCGGCAATTCATCGGGGGGATTATCTTCAGATTGTTGAAACTTCAACTAATAGGCAAATAAGTAAATTGTCGACAAATCGACAGACACCCAAAGGGGAAGGTTCTCAGATAATTCCCAGGTAGAGTTCATCTGTTGTTCATCTTGATAAGCGTGTTAGATAGTTGACAAGCGGAAGCCCCACAAACGATAATTGCGCCAGAAGGTCAGAGAACAACCTCAGACCTCAAGACAGGAAGGCAACAAAATGAAAATCGAAAACCTAAACTCAAAGGCAGTTATCTACACCAACGAGGCAGGGCTTCAAGTAATCGCCCGCCCTTGCTCAGATTGCTCTAACCCTTTAGTGCCAGCCCTTCAATCACTCGACAGTTCACTTTGTAAGCGATGCTACGAAATCCTTTGGAAGACAGCCGCCAAAAAATCAAAGGTAGTCGGATGTTTGAATTGTGGATACAGAACCACAGACAGCCAAGAGATAGCAGATTGGACAGGTTGCCCCAACTGCTCCAAGAACTAGCAAGGAGCCTTGACCCGCTGGGGGTTCAAGTGGTTCAATTCCACTCAAGGCACGAGGCAAGGCAACCACGCCGAGCCCACAACGACAGGAGCAACAAATGCAATACAAAGATATGAACTACACACAGAAGCAAGAGTTCGAGAAGAGCCTAACAATCGGACAGCGTGCAAAAATGCGCCGATTGGAAAAAGAGTTCAAGGCACAGATTCAGCCAATCAACTGGGCAAGCCACGCAAGAGAAGAAGAAGTTCGCAGAGAGGCTTGGAAGAGCCTAAAAATCGGCGAGCGAGTCGATGCACTAGAAGCGGCACATTCTCCAAAGATTAACTCTTTGCGCGAGCAGATTGCAGCCTTACAGGAAGAACTAGACAAAACACGCGAAGAACTCTCAGAAGAGAGAAGCAAGATTCAGAGCGAACCTTGGCAGGTGGCTAGTAATGACCCAGAGGTCAAGGCGATGAATGCAATTTGGCGCAAGACTAAAGAAGTTCAAGAAATCAAGTTTCAGCAGTTGGTTGATAGTTTCGCCGAAAAGGTGAGCAACTAATAAAACCAGCCTCTCCCCGATTAGTCGGCACAGGTTCACGACCTAGAGAGGCACGAGAAGGGGCAACAATGCGCCTTCCAACTGATAGGAGAATAAAGAAATGACAAAGAAAGATTACGAACTAATCGCAGAGGTAATCCTGAACTCTCAAGGCTTAACGCGTGGCGGAGTAATGGACACACTAGCCAAGCGAATGGCAGAAGCGTTAGCGGACACTAACCCTCGTTTCAATCGTGAGATGTTCCTCAAGGCTTGCGGGGTGAACAACTAATGAACGCGAGCGAAAAAGCGAAAGCAGATTACAAATATCGCTCCGAGATTTTAACTAACCACTTGCGCCGAGATGTCTGGCAGACAATCGCAAGAGCGTTAGAACTTAGCGGAAGCATAGGTCTAGCCCAAGACATAAACGAATTCCTAGAGTCAAAGGAGAGCAACTAATGAAAATTACATACTCGCTCTGGCAAGGCTCTCGCCTGTTGTCTATCTATAACACAGCCACCAACATCAAGGAGATTGACGAAGTGGTAACCGAACTCAACGCAAGCAACCTAGCAAAAGTTCAGAAGTTCTCAGCGAATATTCAAGAGATAAAGGTGAGCAACTAATGAAACTATCAACGAAGATAACACTAGGCGCGGGGGCTGTTGCCCTCGCCCTATTCCTCGCCTCTCTTGTGATTTGGCTTATGGGTCTAGCCTTTAACGGGCTTTATTGGTTAAGCACAGAGGGCGGATGTATGAAATACACCTTTAGCGAAACGCAACAATTAGACACCTGCGATGTTTACAAGGGGAACAAATGAGCAACGACACATTGACCGCGAGCGCGTGGGCTTTCGCCCTTGTTCTTGTCCTCTTCGTTTCTTTAATAGACGGGGGCTTCATCTTCTAAGTGATAGAACTCACAGCCTCAAACCCTAGACAGAGGGCGCGTGTTCACGGCACGATTGAGGCACTAGGTAGGCGAGTGTCCTACCTTGCAAGACATCACGACAGGAGCAACAAAATGTGCGAAGAATACAACGGCTGGACAAACAGAGAAACCTGGGCGGCTAACTTATGGATTGACAACGAACGCGGATTATATGAAGCAGTTCAAGAAGAGGCGGAGCGCATAGCGAAGACGGGAATATCTTTCGCTTATGTAGAACTAGCGCACTACCTTGAGGAAACAATTGAAGAACTCTTAGATATGGAAGAGGTTCTTTCTGCTCCACCTGCTCAACGCAAGGAACTCATAAGTATGAGCAAGGACATCGGCTCTCTCTATCGGGTGAACTGGTCTGAGATTGCCAAGAATATTATGAACGAGATAGAGGTGAGCGCATAATGACAGCGGAAAAGTGGTTCATAGTAGAGGGAACAGACCCAGCGGGGCGAAAGTTCCGAGGGATTTATTCCGAAGAAGAAACCGCAGAACTTTTGCGGGATGAAACTAATCAACTGATAGGAGAAAAATAAGTGAGCGACTTACGGCAGATAGTTTTCGGAATTAACACGAATGTTTGGCACTTAGTTATTCAGTATGCGGTTTGGTTGTTGATTATCACAGCCGTTTATTATATCGTGTGGTGGCTGAGTGTAGTAATGAGCGACTATGTAAAGGCGGGTAAGGAAAGAGTCAGGAAATACGAGGAACGAGAAGCACGCAAACTACTAACGACAGGAGAAAAGTAATGAGTCTTTGTTGTAATGCTTATATAACTTTCTTTGAATCTACTTTGGTTTGTAAGAAATGTTATCAAGAACAAGATATAAAACTACTATTTAAGACAGGAGAAAGTAAATGAAAGTAAAAGACCTAATACAAATGCTGACGATAGACTTCTCACCAGACGAGGAACTAATGGTGCTGTGGTGGGACTCTGCCTACTCTGAACGATTGGCGGGAACGTGGGAGCGAGCAGTAAAAGTCTTTGATGATGGTGGTATATCTACCTTCACAATGGATGAGCAAATCTCTGAACTGTTATCGGAATCAGAAGAGCAAGTAAGGGCAGAGTTAGCGATTGATTCCTACCTTGAGCAAGAAGACGAGAAGGAGTTAACTAATGGATAAAGTTCAATCAGATTTTTATTGCGGAGATTGCGATAAAGATATGGAAGATGTATGGGCATTTGTTGGCGGAGGCATAGCCGTTTGGACTTGTCCTGAATGTAAGTATGAACACGAGGGAGCAACCCAACTTGGCTAAGTTTCAGATTACACACAGAATTGAGGGCATACGAGTAACGGAAGTTACCTTGCCACTTGGCACAGAACTGCCCGAAGATTGGGATACATACGGCAACTTAGATAAAGATGAGTGGCTCTTCGAGCATCAGATTTATTCTAAGGTTAGATACGAAGATGTAGATTTTGCGGAAGCAAATGCAGTAGAGAGGTTAAGTTAATGGCGATACCTAACTACCACAGAGAAGCACTATGCGGTAAAGATTATGACCCCGACTTGTGGTCTTATATGTGTTCAGTAGAGCGCGATAAGCAACGAGTTATGGTCTACAACATTACAGTTGCCAAGAAGATTTGCGATATGTGTCCTGTAAAAATGGAGTGTCTAAAGGAAGGGCTACAAGAAGAGAACCTTAAGACACATCAGGGTGAGGGCTTAATATGGGGCGGATTGCTAGTATCTGAGCGTGCTTTGATGCTTAGAATCTCACCTTATTCAAGGATTGTTAGAGATGAGAGCATACTACGCAGAGAAGTTCAGAAACAATCTGCTAAAATAGGTCAATGAGAAAACGTATATTAGTTACCACTATGATAGTGGTCTTACTTGCTGTGGGGTTTCCCCCCACTAAGCAGGTTGACATTGAGGTAAAGGTTAAACAGCACAAGGAAAAGCCTGAACCATTGCCAACGCAAGCAACTTGGGCTGAGAAGAAAGCCAACAAGAAGATGGCACTAGCCTTCGCTCAAGCAGGGTGGGGATGGAGCAAACAACAGCAGGTATGTTTGGTGAAATTGTTCACCCAAGAATCTCGCTTCGACCATCTGGCAGACAACCCAGAAAGCACAGCCTTTGGTATCGGTCAAGTCTTAAGTGAGAAGTCAAGGGACCCTGCTATACAGATACTCAGGGCATACAAATATATCGAGCATCGCTATCAAACACCTTGCAACGCTTACAACCATCACTTACGCAGAAACTGGTATTGATGTTTGACTTACAGGGAGAGCCGACCTTTGCCTGTATATGTGGTTGTCTTATGTTTGAGATTACTGTAATGTGGGATAGAGAAGATAGAACGATAGGCTGGTATGACTTGAAACAAAAGTGTAAAGAATGTGGAACGCTAACAACAGCACCCACCCCGATAGATGGAGAGATGTAATGCCAACATATGAATATAGATGTGGTGAATGTAACGCACTACAAGTATTAAGTCGCAACGTAGATAACAGAGATAATGAAGTGCTATGTCCTATGGATTCTAAGGTAATGGAAAGAGTATGGAACCCAACGCCTACCCACTTTAAGACAGGTGGCTTCTACTCTACGGGGAACTGATGACAAGAGAAGACATACTACAAATCCGTGAGGAATATATTTCAAGAAGTAAATCTCACATCGCTACAAACATAATTGAATTAGCCAAGAGATACAAGGTTAGTCAGAATACAATTAGGAAAATTGCCCTGCGCCAAGTCTATAAAGATGTAGATTAATCTTCTGTTGGTTCAGCAAAGTCATCATCACGATAGGGCTTGAAGCCACCAATCTTATTGATTAACTTTCTGATGGCACGCTTGTGCCGCATACGAGCAGTATCTTCTGATGTTAAACCAAGTTCGGTTGCTATATCTCCGAAGTCCATTGACTCTACATATCTAAAGAACAACAACTTGCGGTCAGGATTAGGTAGTTTCCAGTAAGCATAGTCAATCTCAATCATCATAGCCATAAGGTTTCCACCCTCAGCAGGGGCTGATTGTTTACCAGTATGACTGAGGTTTAACTTAGCAGTTACGTTGAACTCACCGCGTAGCACAGAGGGCAACAGAGCCTCAACCATATCTGCTTCATAAAAGAATAGGTCAGATGTTTCATAGCCACCAGACTTAGCCATCCAATACTGACAGTAATCTAATGCTTGGTTACGAAGAGAACGATAGATTAAATTCTTAGCATCCTTCTCACCGATTGCTTCCCAAGTATCTAACTTAACTGGATGCTCCAAGAACCATTGATATAGGGACTGACGGATGTCCGCTATATCAATCTCTTCATACTTGCGTGAATACTCAGAGGCAACAGCGTCAACTACATATTGCCAAGGTTCAATGCGGTTCCACTCTAGGTTCATTTGATTTGTATTCCCATACTCAAAGGGAGGAAGGTAACTGGTTTCATTATCTTACTTTTGTTAGTGAACTCAGTAGTAACTGGCAACCATTTATCTTCCCATACAAAATCATTCTCATCATCTAACTTGAATGACCATACTCCAGAGGGCGTATAGTTTACATACCAAGCGGTAAGTCCTAACTCTTTTGCTTTAGTTACTAAGAAATCAAACTTCTTTTTCTCTAGCAATAGAGTATCGTAGTGTGTGTTGCGGGACTTGAGTTCTATAAACATTCCAAACTTTATTGTTACACAATCAAAGCCATCATAGACTTGAGGTGAGTGTTCGAGGTCGGGGAAATGCTTTTCCTTGAGCCATTCAAACAACTCTTTCTCTTTCATTTATCCCATTTATCTCTTAACACTAGCAGTCCAATGACAGCGTAGTTAGCCATATCCTTGAAGGTATCCTCAAGAGATTCGTGCTGGGGTAGGCTGTTGTTATCTGTTAAGTTATTTAGGCGTGCGAGTTTATCCCATAGTCTAACACGTAATCCGTTGAGAGGACCGCCTGGGGATTGGCTGATGTTCTTTGGACCATAGTCTTTATGCTTGGATAGGAGCAGTTCTTCTAGTTCATCGAAGACACTGGCTACTTCTGCGGGGAAACTATAAGGGGTATCTTTAGAGTTACCAGTAACGTATTCTCTTCCACCTGGTATTGGTTTATATCTAACCCCTGGTTCCTTAGATGTTCTATAATCTGCCATATCTCTTCATTCCTCGCCTTCATCCTTAGTTTCCTCTTCTAATAACTTCTTAAGACTTGAATCAAAGTCTTGAAGTGCTGACTTAATAACCATATCTTCAACGAGTTCATCTATTAAATCATAACCATTCTCAGCAGCGAACAAGGCTACATATGTTGACTGAGTTATATGTTTAATCTGTTCGGGGTTATCAGCGTTGCCATATAAGAACCTAAGCAATGAACCTAATAATAATTTATATCCACTAGGTAAGGCATAGTAAGGGTCGAACTCTTCATCATCATCAAGAACGTGGTCAATTAATTCAAATGAACTATCAAAGACTTTACCACAATCATTACATTGATTGTTTGTAAACTCATCTTCGCTCAATCTATTCCTGCTTTCTCCTTTATATAACTTGCGCCATACTTTACAAAGGCAGAGTTTACGTCTTCTCCTTCTGGCAATTGCACGATAGTAACGGGGAGTTCCCTAGCCAGTGAGCGTGCGAATTCCGTGCCTGGTTGGTCGCCGTCTGCGAAGACGAATACTCTTTCAAAGTCCGCAAGTAACCTAGTATAATGTTTCTTCCAAGAATTAGCACCAGGAACGCCGATGCAAGGGAAGCCAACACAATGGCTGAGAGTAATAGTATCCAGTTCACCTTCACACACTCCTATGTAATCACCTGCTCTATCAATGTCTAAGACATTATACATTTTAGTTTCAGCACCAGTCATACCCATATATTTCGGTTCAACAGCAGGATTAAGACTGCGAAAACGCAAGTCGACAACACCAGTCTTGGTAATATACGGTATGGATAATCTTCCTTGGAATGCTTCGTGTCCAACATCAGGCTCTGCGACTACGCCTAATGACATTAGACGCGCTACTTCCCTTGTTATTCCCCTGCTTGCTAGGTAGCCTTCTGCCAGATGTATATGCTCCGCGTATTTCTCCGCTGCTTTCCCCAGTAATTCCTTCTGCGATGCGCTTTGCTTCACGAAAATCTACCCTCTCTTGTAACTGGACAAGTTGAATACTGTTACCTTGAACACCACAGGCAAAGCAAATGTATATGTTCTTGTCAAGATTTGCGCTACCACTTTGGTGTGTGTCGCTGTGAAACGGACACTTAAGGTTAACCTGCCCACGCGTAGCACGCAAGGTCGCGCCGTAATGTATAAGGATGTCCTTAACTGAAGGTAAGTCGTTATCAATTTTGTGCATCTCCTGTCTTCTCTTTCATCCATTGGCTTAAGTCTTGAATGACCCAAGCATTTTCTATTCCAGCATTTCTTCTTTTAACTACAACATAATGCAACGGAACATCTTCAATGTCCCTAGCCTTAGCATAGTTAACTGCTTCTATTTCTGCTTCACGCCAGAACTCAGGCAATGAAAGTGTTGCACGATTCTTTAACTCAAGGATGTAAGACTTACCAGCAATGATAACAACCATATCGCCTTCGTCTTTAGCACCAGCCTTAGTCAGACGTTCTGCCATAGCACCCGCTTTGCGGAGCCACTTCATTACATCTGTTTCAAACTGTGCGCCCTTGCGCCCATTAGGATTAGCCACTTACCACCTGGTTCAAAGCATTGACATCACAGACAAATCTTTCACCATAACCATAGTTCTTTTCTTTACATACCTTGAGAAAATCTTCTCTTGATATATCACCCCATACTATAAAGCGTGAGTCTATATGTGGTTGAGTTCTATCCCCAATAAGAGTTACTAATATTGCATAGTCAGCAGAAAATAATTCTTTACTATTAAATATTAATTCTTTTGTTACAGTAGTTTTTACTTGATAAGTTTTATCATCAACAACAAGGTCGTGTCCAGCATCTCCGCCAGTCAACACCCTATTATCAGTGGTTGTCTTATATACTTTTGCAGCAGCAAGTTCACCTAGGTAGCCCATAAGATTGACAGCCCAAGAAGTATTCTTAGCATCAAACTTTTTATCAACTACATTATATTCTTTCTTGTCTTCACGCATTGCTTCAACAAATTGTAAAGCAGATTGAATTTCTTCTGGTGATAACTTAACCTCTACCATTAAGAAGCACTCTTATCCTTGTTAAGAATGCGAGTAGCCCAATCTAATCCTTGGTTAAGACCGATAGACCATTCATCTTTCTCTTCTATCTTAGATGATTCAATCTTCTCAATAAACTTTCTAACTTCCTTTGCTGTCTCCAGCATAACAAGCGCACGTATTTCTTGAGTCATATCATCTTCTTCTTCTCTTATCATATTACCCTCCATTCTCTGGTATATCTTCCATATACATATACTCAGGGTTAAATGATAGCCAACAAACTAGGTTAGCGTTGGCATCGGCACGCCCATATCTATTCTTTACGGGAGCAATTGCCATACTAGTGCCAATGACACCAAGAGTGCAGATGAGGGCAGGAAGTTGTGCAACCTTACCTTGAAGGGCAGACCTTGGCTGGCAAGGACTACCCATAACAGCCTCAGAAGTGTGATGCAGAATAATGACGGCAGCATTAGTTGCACGAGCAAGGTATTTCAACTCCTTCATAATTGCACGCATTGATGCAAACTCTTCGCCACCATCAGTGGCTATGTCCATTAAGTTATCTACGAAGATAGCAACAGGAGGACAACCCCATTGTTCTTCAAAGGCTAAGACTTCTTCATCTATATCTTGTAGACTAGGTGATGATTCAAATGACCAGACAATATGCGAACCCTTAGCAAGTGTTGCACGTGTCCAGCCTTGGTCTGTGTTCATCAGTTGTTCTACATCAGTTTGATTCTTACCTGAAATCATAGAGGCTAGACGCATAGCCATAGTATGTGCATTGGTATCTGCTGATATGTATAGCGTTGGAACTTTCATCTTGAGGGCTAAAGCCAAAGCCAAGGTGGACTTGCCGACACCTGGAGTTCCAGCCAGCATAGATACTTCTGCCCTGCGTAGGATTATTTTGTTAGCATCAAATGCTTTGAACACAGAGGGCAACGGCTCGCCACCGATGTCGGTCCTACCTATACTACGAACTAATGTTCTCATAACTTCTCAATCCAAACCTGGTATTCCTTAGTAAGAATATTATACTCACCCTCGTGAAACTCAAGGAAGTTATCAATGGCTGGTCTAGGTGTGAGTTCAGGTTTCATATCTTGACCCCACATATAGTCATCAAATGCAAGGATGCCACCCTTCTTTAATAGTTCCCAAGAATACTCAGCGTCAGATGCAACAGCATCGGCTGTATGGTTAGCATCTACATAAATAAAATCATATTTACCAAATTTAGTTAGGGTAAAAAATTCTTTAGTTGTCATCTCGTGATATGACCTAGGCTTTTCAAATGTCTTAGCGATATATGTCTTAAAGACTTCATTGAAATCTATACTTTTATGTTGACGTTCATCACTACCTTGCCAAGTATCAACATCACGTAGAAGACTACCTTCACCTGTCAGGATGTTATCGCATAACCATTCACTTGCATCACCTGTATATGCACCAAGTTGTAGAAACTTTAGATTAGGTAGACCTTTGAATCTTTCAAGATGTTCTTCAAAATTATATTTCTGTCCTTCAAACCAATTCGGAAATTCCACAATGCTCCTGTCTTAAGTTGGAAGAGGGGCAACCACCTTCCCCGATTAATTACCCCTCAACCAATTCTATTCTAGTTCAAATTGAACTAGGCGTTTGCTGGCTTGCACTGCTCTGGACCCATTGGTAGTGGGCAACTCCAGAACGCGTAAGGTTTCCCCGTTGTCTTGCTCACTCCGCTTCGGAATGTTCTCGTTCCGTGAACGCAAGTAGGGGACACTGCCCCTGCCTGGGTTGCTGGAGAGGATACCGCTGGCGCGATGCTTGGCGTTGTAGGCGCTGTCCCCAAAGGGGCTGTTGCGTAAGATGCCCCAAGCAATCGTTGCGTTGCTGCAATCTGAACTGCGTAGTCGCCAACACCTTCTAACAAAACAGATAGTTCATCTGCTGTATTAGCACGAATGTTAATCATATCTCCGCTGCCAGTCTTATATGATACTTGTAACTTCCAGTTTTCTACTGTCATTTTTTATCCTTAGTAAATTGGCAATGCTCTGTGAGTCCACAGAAATTGCACGATTGTAGGTTCGGTAGAAATATACCAGCCTTGCGAGCCTTATCAAAACCATCCACGAAATATTCGAGAGTGTCTATGGTATATCTACTTAAGTCAATCATTTCCCCTGTCCCTGATTCTCTGGACATCCAGTAGTTACCAAGGTTAACCTCAACCCCCAACATAAGTTCTACTCCTATTTTGTAGAAGCCAAGTTGTAAATCGGATTGAGGTCTGGTTCGTGATGTCTTGAGGTCGACAATCACAAGTTGTCCGTTAACCTCAAATATCCTGTCAATAAACATCTTCACTGGCACGTCAGCGATGACAGGATTCAACTCTAATTCGATAGCCTTTACACCTTGAGGGGTGGTCCAGATTTTCCAATCAGGATTGTTCTTTCTCCAAGAGATGTAGTTGTCTACCCACTTAGAGCCATTCTCATTCCACCAAACAGCATCCTCTTTATTTGGATTTTCTTTGGTGGCTCTTCCTGCTACACGAGCAGTAGAGAAATCTAGGTCTTTAGTTTCTTTAGCCCAGGCTTTTGCCCATAGTTCATTAGTCATTGTCATAGTCATACAATTCTGCAGCATAGTGAAACGCTCTGCCACCAGCAGACCAGATGCTTGGTTCTTCAGGAACCTGCAATAACCTACCTAAATAATACTGATACCCACAAGTTAAATAAGTTGTGAATGCTGAGTAAGATATATGTGCAGGTAATTCGTAGCCATCTAACTTAATCATCAAGTCCTACAACATTGGCAAGATAATCTACTTCTTCACGTAGTTCTTTAATGTTGCGTGATAGGTCTGCAATTTCTAGTGATAGTAAATCAACTAGGAATTCCAAATCCTGGAATCGGTCATTTGTTTTTTTTAGCATTTTTTCTCCTATCGAATTGTTATTACATAATCCTCCTGCGGAGGACAGGAGAGAACTCTAACACAAGAGGATTATGTAAATCTATTTAGTTTTTATATATATAAATATATTATATATATTTCCCTGCGGGAAACTTGATTTAGGAAATGCCCCCCTACCCCCCATAAAAAAACTTATGGTTGGTAAGGTTGCGTATCCCCTGCGGTTGAACCGTCATTGAGGTTTCGCCCCCACTCTTGCGAGTAACAGGAGGATAGCAGACCCTTTGGGATGGTGTCAAATCAATGAGGGCATAAAAAAAGAACCCCATCTCCTGGTATTTATACCAATTGATGGGGTCTTAGGGCTTCTAATGGGGCTTCTAGCCCGTTTTAGAGGGTATTAAGGGTTAGTTACTACCCTTGCCAAACTCTGGTGCTGACTTGTCTAGTGCCTTAAGCATAGGTCCGACTAGACCAGCAAGGAATGCGTTGACTAGAACCTTTGGGTCGTGTTGTCCTGCTGTGTAAAGAGCAATGACAGCAGCCGCTGATGCTCTTAAGTAAGACAATCCGATTTGCTTTAGTTTTTCCGTATTCATTTTATCTCCTTAGTCTGCTTTGAAAGCAGGTCTTCCGAAACCTACCACAAATACTGGAGCGTTGCGCTTGTTCTTCGCCTTGAAAGCGCGAGTCCTAATTGCTACTTCTCCGCCATTTGCCTGAGAGCCAGTTGTCTTTTTCTCAGGTGAGGTATTGCCCTCAATGGTAGTGATTGTTCCGTCAGCATTATTCTTTAGAACTATGCCAACGTGCTCCACTGCTGCTCCGCCTGGGGCAAAGTCAAAGAACACAATGTCGCCTGGTTTTGGTTTAGCAGTTTCTGCATTACTCCAAGTGCCTAAGCCCTGGAATCCTGACTTACCCGCTGGTGTATACACACAGTTAGGAACTTTAAGTTTTACCTGTGCTGCACACCACATTACGAATGAACCACACCAAGGTTGAAAGTCCATCTTAGTGAACTTGCCATACTTGGTTTCATTTTCTTTTGGTCCCTCAGCAGTGCCGACTTCGGCTTGTGCTACTTCTAAGAACTTATCTACTTGGCTCATCGTTATTCCTTCTTTGCTCGCTTGTCCACAGAAGCAAATGCTTCATTGATTTCTGTTGCTGTTAACTTGCCATCATCTAGGAATGAACGGGCTAGTTTCTCAACTACTGTTGCTACACCTAGAGTTCCTGCAAGGATTACTGCTTTGATTGTGCTGATACCAACTACTGCTCCAGCACCAATAACTGATAGACCAGAGGCAGCGAAGACTGCCACTATTCTCATAAGGATATTGTTAAGGTTCTTCATTCTTTATCCTTTGGATTACGTAACCAATAAGTTGCTGACCACATAACCATTGTGAACACAATGGCGTAACCAACTACTGTTTTGGCTGAACCGTCAAGGACAACCCAAGCCACGAACATTCCTAGTAAGGTCCAAGCCTGACCTAAGAAGTCTGATAACCAATGTTTCATTATGGTTTTCTCCTATATGCTACGGTCCCCACTGATGCTGCTGCAGTTAAGGCAGACTGTGTGGCTATGCCACCTACGATTACTGCTGCAACGATTGTCTCTTGTGATTCTGCGCGTTCTTCCTCTGACATATCAGCACCAATACTTCCTAATGCTAGGAGTGCTTGACCTGGGTCAGAGAAGAGTGCTTCAACTAATGCCGCTGGATTCTCTAGCACTACAAGTGCTGCTGCTACTTCAGCGGTAATAACAACTTCGTTGCCGTTCTCATCTTGACGAACTTCAACTGGTGTTTCAGGTGGTAGGTCAGCATAGGTAAGTCCTGCTTCTGCTATTGCATCTGCAGTTACTGCCTCACCATCTGCTGCTTCTATCAAAGCCTCAGCAATAATTTCTTTTTCTTCTTCAGTAGAATCTTCATCCGCTACTAGAGGTGGCTCTTCTGCTAGGGCAGGAGGCTCTTCTTCTATTGCAGGTGGTTCTTCTTCCACTGCTGGAGGTTCTTCCTCTACTGGTGGTGGTTCTTCAGCCTCTACTGGAGGTTCCTCTGCTTCTACAGGGGGTTCTTCTACAGGTGTTGGTGGCTCAGGTTCCACGACTGGTGGCTCTGGCTCTTCAACGGGAGGTTCTGGCTCCACTACTGGCGGTTCAGGTTCTACCGCAGGAGGTGGGTCAGGTATAACCGCAGGGGGTGGGTCTGGAATAACAATAGGTGGCTCAGGTGGTGGGGTAGGGGCAACAGGGACTGGTTCAACTATTACAGTTACAGTTTCCTGTGTTGCAGTAGATGTATCAACCACAGTGATTGTGTCCACAATTATTGTAGATGTGTCCACAATTACAGTAGGAGTATCTACGACCACAGTCGGTGTATCTACTACCACCGTAGGTGTGTCTACAACTGCAGTAGAAGTATCCTCTACTGGAGGTGCTTCAGGTTCTGGCTCTGGTTCTGGCGCAACTCCGTTATACCAACGTAATGATTCGTCAGTAAGGTTGTCAGATACATAGGTTGACTGATGCACTAACTCACAAAAGTGTGCAGCAATGTTTCCTTTATCAGCAAAGTATTGGTTTGAGTTATCCCAACCTGTGCCAAATGTTCCATTGCTACAAGTTACCTGAACTGGACCAGTATTAACCGCGTCAGCGGATGGTGCATAAAATAAAGATGTTCCTAGAATTATTGCTAGTGTTACTAGACTACTTCTTACCTTCGCAAAGCAAGATGTAAATTTGGTCAACTCGTTCTTCCAATCGGTTCACTTGGTCTTTAACGGAACCGCCCCCATTTGGTCTTAATTCATATAGATAATGTTTAACTAACCATCTAGTGAATCCAGCAAACCCTGCTGTTAGTGTCATAATGGCTACAAAGAAGCCAGCCCATTCTGTGCCTGTCATTATACTGTCCTAATGGTTATGTCAATGACTCCACCAAAACCATCAAAGCGTTTATCAGGTGGTGTCATACGAGTGAATGAAGTTTGCTCAATAACAACTTGGCGCTGCTCGCCAGTAGTTAGGTCTTGCCAGGTAAGAACATCTCCGTTGCTTTCTAATTCTTCAAGAGCCAAAAGACGGGTCTGTGCTTTACCTTCGTAACCAACTTGAACATTGTATCTATCTGTTTCAACGTCAAAGCAATAGACTGGGAACTTCATAACGCGTTGACGTGGTGTAGCAATTGTTGCCTTAGCCTGATAGCCCTTGAATATAGGACCAGCAGATGTAGTTGTTGCATCACGATTTAGAATAAATTTATAGGCTACATATTCCTGGGCTGTGCTAGGTTGAGATGTAGTAACTTCAATCGGAAAGACAACAGAGTCATATGTAATATGGTCGTATTCAGTTCCGTCTTTGTCTACAGTCTCAAGAGTCATTGAACCTTTAGTGTAATCACCACGCGCTAGAAGGCGCTTAAAGTTCTTAGGTTCCAGCGTGCCGTAGCGAATGTAACCACTGGTTAAAAAGCCAGTAGAAGTTAATGTTGCGCTTGCTTCTATATTGATACTACCTACCTTATTTACCTTACCAACAGGTGATACAGCAGTAGATGCTACGTTAGAAGCAGTCTTAGCGTAAGTAAATGTTGTGGTAGTTGGAACTCCAGTAACTGTATACTTACCATTGAATGTGGAATCAACACCTTCTACCCATACCTCATCGCCAACGGCTAAGCCGTGTGCTGCAGATGTAGTCAGGGTTGCTACGTTAGTTGTGAGTGCTTTGTTACTTACTGAACCAGCATTAAGTGCTGTAGTAGCAAATACCAATCGGTCTGTTGTCCCAGCAAATGCACAGGTTGTTGTGCTGTATCCACTAGTTCCGCTGACATATAAGTCATTAGCATAAGCAAAGCGCAAAGACTCTATCTCATTGCTAAGGTCAATACGGATAACTCCAGGTGCTCCGCCTACCCCAGTTGCACACCATATGTAATGGTTATTTGCTGCAAAGTCATAGCAAGGTTGGCTTGTTTCTACAATAAGTGGACCGTAATTAATAGAACCGTCTTGGTCTGAAACAATTGCTGCACGAATACCCTTATTAGTTCCTATCATCATATAGCCTAGATAGTAATAAATCTTATGGATAATCTCACCGACTGGCATTTCTGCTGCGGTTATTGCCGATGTAAGAGTTGGCATAACACCAGCAGTGCTGAGAGTAAACTTAAATATACTTGACTGAGTTCCACTATAACCTGCTACATAGATGGCTGGACCAGAGGCAGTAATGCTTGAGAATACAATATCGGTATCGCTGTGTGTATATATAGGGGATGGAAGGGTGGTTGCTGATGAGGATATTTCGTATATCTTATTATTAATACCCATAACAATGCGGTCTTTAATGTATTCCATAGTAGCGGTATCTACAGTAATACCATTGTCGCTAATCATAAGAGTATCACCAGCGCCAGAGACTCCAGTTAATAACTTCTTGTATATACGCAGTCTTGGAGTTCCAGTATTTAAGACATTGGTAATCCAGTAAGCATAAGTGCCGTCATCACACATAGCGTGAACAGGATATTCACTTCCAGAAGAGTAATCAATAAAGTGAGTAACTGTTCCGTCTGCTGCAATCTTATCTACATCATATTCATCCCACAACAGAATGCCATCAGTTCCGTTATACTCAATTGAACGAGCAATTTGGAATGGCTTACCGTTAGTTTGAATTGGACCAGTTGTGTAGTGTGTAGTAGCAGTATCTTTAAGTAGTGTTACTTGTCCTTTAGTCCAGACATTGACACCTTTGCTATCTGTGAACCTATGTGCCACTGTTTCACCAGCAGATGGGTCATAGAATTTAATACCAGAACCACCGTGAAAAGATGATTGACTTCTTAGCCACCAACCAGTAAGTGATTGCTCACCTGGTTCTGCCCCGTTATCAAATTGTTCTTTACGGAATGGAGCAGTCTGCCTAATGTAAGGACGTGAGTCATTGATGGCATAGAAGAATGGCAAGCCACCTAGTGCAACATCGTAGGACTCGTTTGTATTCTGCCAGATTCCTCCAGTAGATACGATACCTACGTCAACCGCAATTGCTAAGCCAACATCAGGTGTTGATGAGCCACGACCTTCGGTAATATCACGACCTGCCACGTATACTCCTTAAATTATTGATGCTTCTATTTCGTCTACTGCGTCATCTATTGTCCGATGTATGTCGGATGTTTCGTATATCAATTATTCAGCAGGGGTTTCAGGTCCTGCTTCTCGTTCTACTTCATTAGCAATAACTGTTTCAGCAACTAATTTATAGTTACCAGTCTTACATCTATTGCAAATAGGAAAGAACAATGGCTCATCTGCAGCACGAATTTCTGTATATTCGTGTTCACAACAAGCAGATTTATATTCGTATTTAACTGTCATTTTATTCTCCTAAGAATTAGTAATATAGAAGGACACAGCCAGTGCCACCAGCAGCAGTGCTTGCAAAGTTTCCAGCAGAGGCTCCGCCTCCACCGCCTCCTGCGCCGCCAGGTCCACCAGAACCAGTTCCAGCAGCACTACCAGCGGCTAAATAACCAGCGCCTCCACCTCCACCAGTTCCGTTACCTGATGAGTATGTGCCAGCAGCGCCACCAGAATAAGTTGATGATGCTCCGCCAGTTCCTCCTGCTGCGTTAGCGCCAGTTCCACCGCCACCGCCGCCAGCAAATACACCAAATCCACCATTACCGCCAGTGCTACTGCCAGAACCACCGCCGCCTCCGCCAGAGTTTCCTCTACCGCCAACGCCACCGTTACCGCCACCATTACCAGCATATCCATTACCGCTGTTACCAGTAATTATAGCGGGTGCGCCATAATACGAAAGTCCAGCAGCACCACCAGTAGTGCCACCACCTCCACCTGCGCCACCTACAACACCAGCACCGCCAGTTCCAGCAGCACCGTTACCGCCCCCACCTGCAAATAAACCACCAAAAAATGTTGTTCCGCCTGTGTTAGTAGCAGAACCACCAGCACCTATTGTTATAGGAGTAGTTGATGCGTCAGGAGTAACACGAACCCAACCTTGAGTTACGCCACCCGCTCCACCTCCACCAGGACTAGAGTTGTAAGTCATACCTCCTCCACCACCACCAATAAGAATAGCGTAGACCCATAAAGTTCCAGCAGGTATTGTTACAGTAGTGCCAGATGTAATTGTTTGTTGTAATGTTAAATCTTTAGGTGCATATCCAGAAGAAACGCTTGCCGCTGGAACAGGGAATACTGATTGACCCATTACGCTATCTCCACTCCGCTAATGTGAAATCTAACTGTTGTTGCACTGGCTAAACCAGCAATAATTTTAGTTGTTGCAAGCACTTGTTTTAAGTCAAACATTGCTGTTGTATTGGCAGCCAGTGCTACATCTTTAAACAAATCAACAGAGTCTAAAGTAATAGTAAATGTAGCAGCAGATGTTGCTGAGTTGGTTACTACTATGTTAGTCACTACTGTTGTAGTTGAAGATGGAACTGTATATAGGGTTGTGCTTGATGTTGCTGCTGCTGTTCTAGCCAGCGCCTTAGTTGTTGTAGCCATTAGTTACTACCTTCCGTTGTTATTCTGTAGGGGTTTCGGGTGCAACAAATGTATTATTTACATAAGTCCACCCAATAATTATAGGACTATTGTCTTCGCGTTTAATGCAAAGACCACCAGTTGCTTCTTCTGCAACTTCTAATGAAGGTGCATTAATAATATTAACAACTTCATTATTTTTAATTACTATGTAATCATTCATTTATATCTCCTTTTAGTAATAAACTAATACTGCACCAGCACCGCCAGAACCACCAACGGCAGCATTGCCAGTTCCACCACCACCACCGCCACCTAAACCACCATTTTTATTAGTTGCACTTGCAACAATACCTGCGCCTCCGCCATCTGCGTGACCACTAAATCCGTAGTAAGTAGAAGAACCACCACTTGCTCCACGACCAGCAGAGCCATTGCCACTACCACCACCTGCAAAATATCCATTGCCACCAACACCACCTAAGCCAGCGTTGTAATAACTACCGCCACCGCCACCACCAGATGTAAATTCACCAGTGCCGCCTACTTTTCCAGCAGTTGAACCAGACGTTCCACCCGCTCCGCCGCCTACACCATCTGTAAAATTTATTGTAGACAAATATCTTATGGCTGCACTTGCTCCACCATTTCCACCGTTAGTGTCACCTCTTTGTCCACCAGCAGGAACAGGTGTATTAAATATGCTACTGCTAACACTTGTTGGATTACCGCTTCCACCATTATCATTTACTGATGCGCAAACCCCACCAGCGCCAATTGTTGCTGTAGTAAACCTTGGAACCCAAGACATAAGAATTCCACCTCCGCCACCGCCTGCACCACCAGGAGTTCCGCCTCCACTACCAGCGCCGCCAGCACCGCCACCTGAAATCATTACAACAAAAACATAATCAGGTTGTCCTGTAATACCAGTTGTTGTAGTTGTGTATGTATTTCTAAGTGTTAAACCAGTAGGTATGTATGCTTGTGGCATAAAAACTGGAGGATAAGTTGTTGCTACGTTAAGTTTAGATATAGCCATTAGGAAATCTCGCTTCCAAAAGCAGAAAATGATAGGTTAGCAGTTGAAGCATAAACAGTAATAACATCTGCTGCTCCAAGAGTAATTCCAATAGTAAGCATTGTTGAATCATTGGCAGCCACTGTAGAATCGTAAGCAATGTAATGCTCGTTAGCCAATGTTGCACCGCCAGGGCGGATAGCAATACGGTATGTTGCTGCAGTAGCAGCACGATTACATACAGCAATAGTAGATACTACGCATTGAGTAGCACTAGGAACTGTATCTAATGTAGTTGCTGTTGTTGCTGAAGGGGCTACTTGCCCCAGGACTTTATATGTTGTTGCCATTGGTTATGCTCCCATTGTCATTAGTGCTGTCGGGGTTGAATCGGCTGCAGCGACTGCTGCAGTTACTTCTGAATCAGTTGCTAGAACTGTGGCTGAACCAGCCAGTGTTGCTAAATCTCTTGCTTTGCTCATTAGTATGCTCCCATAATGTTCATTATAGTATTGTCGTTTTCAGTTGCTATTGTTGCGTATGAAGACAAATCAACAGCACTCCAGGTTAAGCCTGTAGCAGTAGATGAATCAGCCTTAAGAAAATATCCATTAGTTCCTACTGTTAACTTACCAGCAGTGTCTGCACTAGTAGCAACAAGTATGTCACCTTTAGCGTCAAACAATGTAGGGCTAAGAACGTTGGCTAGTTCAAAAGCAGTAAAGGTAATAATTTCAAGAATATCGCCAGCAGATAAGGCTGCAAGAGAAGCAATGCTTGTTCCATTAGTTGCTACATAATCTGTTGAGCGAACTAAAAGAACACCATTTAGATATACCTGTTCTTTGCCTACAATGTAGGAAAGGGTAAGTCCGTTATCATCTGTGCCTGACTTAGATGTTTCTCCACCTGTTGCTGTATAGCGGTAGCGGAAGATGTCAGATGTAGATGAGATAGATGCCCAAGCAGCACCATCCCACGCAAGCATTGCGTTAGATGTTGAGTTCCAATAAAGAGCACCTTCAATAAGGGCGTTGCCATCATTGTCTACGCTAGGAGCAGAAGCCTTTGGACCAAGGTAACGGTCATCAAATGAATCGTATGAAGCAGCAGCAGCGGTAGCACTTGCTGCAGCAGCGGTTGCAGAACCAGCAACGGTATCTACATAAGCCTTAGTAGCAGCGTGTAGGTCTACTGTAGGAGCACCTGACAAGGTAAGAGCACCTGTCATAGTGGAGCCAGCCTTTAGGACAAAGGAGTCATAGACAGTTCCACCTGCTTGGATTGCTGTGGCAATTTCACCAAGAGTATCTAGTGTTCCAGGTGCAGAGTTAACAAGGTCAGCGACTTTAGTATCTACATAAAGTTTGGTAGCAGCATCAGCGTTATCTGTAGGTGTAGCAAGAGATGTTACCTTCTGGCTATTGACAGATACTGAACCAGTAGGCGCAGCCATTTGGTCTAAGCGAGATGTTCTTACCTGTGTATCAAAATCTGAAACAGTTGCTGCTAGTTGAGTGCCAGTGTGGTTAGCACGGGCATATGGGTCAGTAACCATTTTGGCTGCGGTTATAGTTCCGTTAGCAATATCTGAGGCTACAATAGTTCCATCTACCAAGTCAGCAGATGTAATAGTTCCGCCAAGGTCTAATTTAGTCTTAGCGATAGCAGCACTAGCATTTATATCTGCGTTGACAATAGTGCCGTCAGCAATCATAGTTGATGTAACTGTGCCTGTATCTCCAGCAGTAATTGCTGTGCCTGAAATCTTTGTCTTATCAATAGCAGCAGATGCGTTAATATCAGCATTGACGATAGCACCAGTGCCAATTACAGTTGTAAGACTTACGTTGCCAGTGCCATCAAATGTAACTCCACTTGCTTCTACATCTCCAGTAAGTTGGAATGTGCGAGCAGTGGCTAAGGCTGTAGCAGTAGCAGCGTTACCTGTTGCACTACCAGCAGAACCAGTTACGTTACCAGTTACGTTACCAGTAAGATTACCTGTAAAGGTTCCAGCAATAGCACCTGTGCCAGTAATGGTTGGGCTAGTTAAAGATTTGTTTGTAAGTGTCTGAGTAGTATCTGTGCCAACTAAAGTTGTAGTAGCGTCTGGGATAGTTACTGTTCTATCTGCTGTCGGGTCTACAACTGTAAGGGTTGTTTCAAAAGCATTAGCAGTAGCACCTTCAAATACAATGCTGCCATCATTAAGAGTAAGGCTTGTGACTACTGGACTTGTTAAAGTTTTGTTAGTTAAAGTTTGAGTAGTAGTGTCACCAACTACTGCCACACCTACTGCTAAACCGTGAACATTTGTTGATGCTTCAATGTGGTCATTGGCTTCTTGGTAATCTCTACCAATTGCCATATGTCGCACTACTGCGCCAGCAGAGTGAGCAGAACCAGTGCCAGGAGTTGCTGAGTCAATACCTCTAGCAATTGTTAGTGTGTTGCCAGATGAATATACGGTAACATCTACAATTTCTTCAAGGGCTGTATCTGGGTCAATTACTACTGTATAGGTCTGTGTGCCAGTAAGTGTCTTACCACCCATAACTGCTGCACCATTGACTACTGTCATTGTTGTAGCCGTAGAGGTAATAGGAGCACTCAGTGTTGTTTGCTGGGCTTTTGAGGAATATTTTCTAGTTGTCATTTATTTACCTATCGGCTGTAATGGACGCGGATTGGATAGAGCGTTTGTTGTCTTTGGGTTTCTTCGTTCAAGCGTTGTGTATATAGAGCGTAAAGTTGTTTAGTTGCAGTTTGTGATGAACCGTATGGTCGCTTGCTATCTGTCTCATCTGCTTGTGGGCTAACCTGTGCCGCACGTGCTGGGTCAAGGTAGGTAAGTAAACGATAAGCAGCACCAAGAGTTATGACATCCTTGCAAGATTCTGGCAATCCAGTTTGTGTTGAGAAGTCTTGAGCATTGGTTGTAAATGCTTCTGGGTCTGTAGCATAAACAACCTTTACAGTTCTACCAGGAGTAATGTAATCACCAATAGTTACAGTCTGAGCATTTGCTCCAAAGGCGGCAGTAGATGCTGCCGAGTCCCAAGACCAACGGCGAATAGGAATCCATTCTTCAGACGGACCAACTGATTGCCACATAATGGTTAGAATATTTTGAATATTTAAGTTATTAAATTCATAAGTTGTTTGAACTGGATTAAAGACAAAAGTGGTTGACTTAGCAGCAAAGATGCTAGAGCCTGTGGCTCTGATAGTATCATTAATTGCTTTCTTAATTACATAGCGTGGGAATGTTGGTGAGATAGTAACCTTTAGGTCTGCAGCGTGGGTAGCAGCAGTAGTTCCTAGGTAGCCTCTACCAAATGGAGAGATAGTTGCTGTGTTAGAGATACGGTCAAATGAATCAATCCACATTAACTCTTCTTCAATTTCAATTACACCTTTACCTACGTTTTCAGTAGAACCTAGTTCAAGGATGGTGGGTGATGCACTAGTTGATGTTGTTGTAGATACAGCAGTGCGAAGGTAGGTTGCTCGGTCCTGATTAAAGGTATAACCTGAAAGGTTAAGTTGAACCTCATCAATAATATCTGTTAATGTAGTTGTCATAGGTTTATGCTCCTTAAGGCTGCAGGGGCTGCTAAGCCAGTTGTTCCAGCAAGTTCATTACAGATGCCATCTAGGTCTTTGAACTTATCTCTTGTTCTAGATGATGATGCCTTGATATTCAAAGCGCCGACAGTTGGCATACCAGTAGTTGAAGCCCAGGCATTAGCAGCGCCTTGTTCATCAAGGAATTTTGTTATATCAGTAATGCCAGCAAGACGATTAAGTTCTGCTGTAAGACTGCTACCTGCTTTGCCAAGTGCCATTTGTTTTCCTATCTAGGTGTAATCAGTTTTGACTTAGGTGCTTCTTTAGGCTTACCAAAAAATGCTTTGTAATAATGCTCATCTAATGAGAAGCGTTTCATATGTGGAGCAGTGGCTGCCGTATGGCAGTAGAGTGGAACTTCAGCCTTATCGCATAAAGCAAAGAAGAATATATCCTCACCTATGAACTTAGTTCCTCTGCCCATTTCCATAAACATCTGCCCCTCTGGGGCTACAGCACGGACCTTCTCAACCACACTGCGGTGCATTAAGACATATCCCATACCTGCTGCATCAACCTTTATTAACTTGTTCTCTGGAAGTGGATGAACTCTGCTTAATCCAAATCCGCCTTCACCATCATTAGTAAAACTAAATACGGTAGGCATTGGAACCATTAAAGGTTCTTCAGGGTTATCTGTAGTGAAGTAAACACCAGTAACCATTGGTCGCTCTTTAACGTCTTTGTTATCCCATAGTAACTTAAATGTATCTGGGCTAATTACTACATCTGAGTCTACCCATAGTAGCCATTCGTAATCAGTCTTGTCATACCAGTATTCAATTACTGTTTGTCGCTGTCTTGCTATCTGGTTGCCTTGGCTTCGCAGTGAAGCATTGAATGTAATACCTGACTTAAGTAATACATCTGTAACACCTTGCATAAACTTGCCATCTACCATACCGTTATCGCACCAGGCGATTGCTACTGATTCTTGCATTGTCCCCACCTTTGTTATTTTTTCTTGGCTGCTGCGTTGTCTATAAGATTTGGATAAGGTCGTCCAGCCCTTTTAGCCGCAGCCTTAGCCTTAGTCTTCTGTGCTGGAGTAAGCGGTGTTGATTTTTTATTAGGATTCTTTTTATCCCAAAATGCTTTCTTCTTCATTACCACTTAACCTTGTCTGCCCAATATGCGGCACTCATTTTACCTTTAGCAATGTTTGCTCTGTGACGTGCCTTGAATGATTTCTGACGAGCAGTAGGAGTCTTGTCTCCAGTAACTCCTTGTTGACCAAAGCGGATGGTCTTTACTTTGTCTCCAACTTTAGCCACAACAACGTGTGATTTTTCAGGGTGATTAGGGG